TAACTTTAGTGCAACCCAATTTCAGTTAAGTTTAACCTCAGGCGGCGCAGGTTTGGCAGTTGCAATTGGCAGTAACGTGACAGCAGTCACAGTTACAGTTACAGCAACAGCCGTTATAAACAACTTGATCACTGCTATCAATACACTGACAGCTGGTCAGGCAATTACTTTTAACAGCAGTTTCAACGGCATTGATGCTAATACAACATATTTTGTACTGGCAACCAACTTGACCACTAGTTCATTTGCTGTAGCAAGAGATCCTTGGACCAACGTGCAAGCGGTTATTACAGCAACTGGGTCAGCATCATCCACAGGAACTGTGGGAAGTGCCATGTATGCCGCAGGTTGGGATCATGTATTGCCGGGTGTTGCAATCAACAACGGACCAGATTTAACAACTGGATATGTTATTGAACCGCGTATTGGTTATTCTGCTCCAGGTTATACTGCAACATCAAGAACTTTAGCAAATGCCGTGACAGGCGGAGCAGTGGTTTATGGCAATGGTCGTTATGTTACTGTTGGAACTGGTACTACTACCAACGTGTCAACTGATGGAAAGACTTTTTCCAACGGCGGAACGCTTACCAGTGCAACTTGGAACGGGGTGGTATACGGTGGTGGTGCAGGTGCTGTAGCCACAGCAGTGGTAGGCGGCTTGGGGGGCACAGGTGCTGTGTTGACAGCAGTGATCGGTACTGGCGCCTATGCTACACAAATTGTAAGTGTAACCATTGTTAATGGCGGATATAATTATCTTACACCTCCAGCTATTATTATTGTTGGCGGTGGTGGTAGTGGAGCAACAGCAATATGTACAGTGTTAAACGGTGCTATTCAAACAGTGACTCTGAGCGTTAACGGTTCTGGCTATTCTAGCGCACCAACTGTGACTGCCAACACTTCAATTTTGACAAGTATCACTGTAAATCAATACGGTCGTAACTACTTCAGTAGCCCACAGATTACAGTAAGTCAGCCACAAGGATTAAGCCCAACAGCATATACTGCAAGCGGTGTTGTAACACAAGGCACCTATTATCAAACAGCAGTTGGTAGAATTTATCTATGTGTAACTGGTGGTACAACCAGCGCCACAATTCCATCGTTTGATTATGCAACCACCAGCGGCTATACAAATATCCAGAACGGTAGTGCTTATTTTACATATATTGCAACTCAAGCGCAAGTTTCTTCACCCACATTGACCAATAACGGTGTAAGTGCATTGCCTCTAAGTGTTGCAGGTTACGGATATACAAGTACTCCAACAGTTACTGTAACTGATACCAGTGCAAAGTTTGTGGCACTGAGCAACAGTGCCAGCACAAGTACAAACACCAGTTACAGTTCAAACAATGGTACCACTTGGACCAACACCACAACTACTGTATTGAACTTGCGTTCAATAACATATGGTAACGGCGTGTATGTGGCAGTGGGAGGCGCAAGCGGAACAGCAACCGCAGTATCTACATCAGATATTGTGTCTGGATGGACCAATCGTTCGTCAAACATCACAGCCTTAGTATCTGGTTACTATTCAGCAGTTACATACGGCGGATCATACTTTGTAGCAGTTCAGAACGGTGCTTTAATAACCAGTGTTACACAAAATGCCAACACATGGACTCAAGGTGCCAACTTACCATCAGGATTTACAGATGCAATCAGTATTGCATATGGTAACAACCGATATGTGGTATTAGGCACCAGTGGCAAGATTGCATACAGTATCAATAACGGTGGCACACAAACGGTTGCTGGTTGGACTCTAGCACCTTCATGCACTGGCACAACTACAAGTGCGTTATCATCAAGCTACACATGGACAGCAATCACATACGGTCAAGGCCAATTTGTTGCAGTATCACAAGGTACGGTATCGGCAACCAGCTGGGATGGTATTAACTGGACTGTAAGAACATTGCCAACCAGTACAAACTGGGGCAGTATAGCATTTGGCAATCCAATCAGTGCCACATTAGGACCTCAGCCATTGTTTGTTGCAGTAACTACAAGTGGTACAACCGCAGCCGCAAGCATAAGAACTGGAACCCAACCTCTAGGGAGAATGAAGGCAGCGGCGGGAACCATCACAGAAATACGTATGGTTGAGCCTGGTAACGGATTTGCCAAAGGTAATGTTACTGCCACAACCACAAGCACCAATGTGATTACAGTTGATGATATTACCAATATTTCAACCAGTATTGCCAACAATACCCCAGTTGAATTTAGTGCGGCTAGCGGAACATTGACGACTAATACCACATACTACATAATTGGTTCAAGTGTTACAACTACTGTTGCACCAGCAGGAACATTCCAGGTAACTGCAACACCGGGCGGTACAGCACCAGTGACATTGACAACAACTGCCCCGACTGGTATGATTTATACTGTTGGACCAGTTGTTCAACAATTTGATACCAACAGAGTTAAAACTGCGGCAACTCGTGTGCGTACTGGAAATGGTATTTTGGGCAACCCAAGTATTACCAACAAAGGTGCAGGCAATGCTACAGGCACTGTGTCTACCATCGGTGACGGATATTCTGACTTGTTTCAAAACAGCGGATACATCAACGTGTCTGGATTGTACAGCATGCCAAGTCCGGGCGCAAACGTGCAGTTTGGTACCACATATACTGGTGTTCCTTGGACTGCAACTACTGTGGTCAGAACTGGTGTACAGTTAATTGCAACCAACTCAGTAGTAGTGGGTAGTACAACAACTTACTACTATAATGTTTATACTGTTACCAACGGTGGTACTACCGGATCAACTGCTCCCACAAGTACTGGTACAAGTGTGTCAGATGGTACTGCGACTCTAAGCTACGTGGGACAAAATCCAAATACTTGGTATAAACTGGTTACTATCAGCAATCAACTGGGTATTGCTGGCAATTACACAGCAACATTCCAAGTTAACCCAGCGTTGACTACTGCCACTGCGCCTGTACACAACACAACAATCACCACAAGATTGAAATACAGTCAAGTACGCTTGACTGGACATGATTTCTTGTACATTGGTACCGGAAATCAAACACAGACCAATTATCCATATGTCAATGCGGCCAATGCTATACAGGCAAATCAACAGAATCCTGTAGCGGGCGGCCGTGTGTTCTTTACGTCAACTGACCAAGACGGTAACTTCAACGTGGGTAACTTGTTTGGAGTTCAACAGAGTACTGGTACTGCTACATTGAATGCCAGTGCGTTTAACTTGGCTGGTTTGCAGAGTTTGACATTGGGTGCTATTAACTTGGGAGTTGGATCAGCTACTATTACACAATTTAGTACAGACCCATACTTTACGGCCAACAGCGATAATATTGTTCCAACACAGAAAGCAATTAAGAGCTATATCACAGCTCAAATTGGTGGCGGATCAAGCAGTTTGAATGTAAATACATTGACAGCTGGACAGGTATATATAGCTAACAACTCCATTGGATTGGCAGCAACAGTTACTGGTACAACAACAATTAACATTACAAGTAGAATGAACTTTACAGGCGGAATAGACGGAGCACCAGTGGCTTTGATATTCTTTGGACAGAAATAAAATTTTGGAGAAATAAAAATGGCAACAGGAAGATTAGGAACTTTTGCACTGGCAGCTGTCACTCTAACTACAGTGTATACTGTACCGAGTAATAACTATGCAGTGTTCAACGTTTCATTTACAAATACAAACACTACAGCAGTGACTATTCGACTGGCAATGGCAACATCGGCCACACCGGGAGCCAGTGAGTATATCGAGTATGATACAACTATCATTCCCAAGGGTGTGTTTGAGCGCAGTGGGCTGGTAGCCAACGGAAACTTAGTTATAGTTGCATATTCTAATACCAGTGGTGTAAACGTAAACGTTTACGGCATTGAAACATCTACAGTATAAGTGAGATATTATGGCACGTTATAACACCGTTAATTCAACATCTGTAGCAAGTGGAGCTGTTACTGTTGGAACTCCAACCCAAGGTTTAGTTACCACTTTAACAGGGTCACCGGGTTACACTGTAACGTTGTCTGCACCAAACTTGTTTTCTGGTATATCACAACTATTTTACAATGCCACCGGAGGTAACGTAACACTTGCCTCACCGACTGGCAATATCAAAGGTCCTGGTTTTACAGCAGCCGCTACACAGATTATTACTGCCAATGCAGTGTATACTCTAACATCAGACGGCACAGACTTTATTGTAACCAACAATGAAGGCGGCCCACAGTTATCATCCACTATCAATGCAACTGGATTATTGACAGCGTCAGCTAACGTGTCCATGACTGGCACGTTGATTCAAACCAGTTCCGCTCAAACAATAACAACATCCTATGATTTGGTACACCTAAATTATTTGCAAACCAAATATGGACAGGCATGGACTACCCAAAGCAGTGGTTTTACAGCCACTGCCGGAGGTAGATATTTTATTGACACTGGAAGTACAGCATTTACCATGACCTTACCAGCAAGTCCAGCGGCCGGTGATATGGTGCATATTATTGATTATGCAGGAACACTCAGTTCTCGTAACTTGACAATTGCTCCGGGTGGTAACAGAATTCAGCGTGTGGCAGATACTATGACTGTATCAACCAACGGTGCGGCCTTTGTACTATTGTACTCAGGCGCAGCCAATCCAGGTTGGTTAGTGGCAACAGGTATTTAATAAGGGAATAATATGGCGTTTGACTATCAAACACTCAAGAACATACGTACTGACGCAGTCATCGATGGTACTGTGTCCACTGCCGATTTGTCGGACAACAGTGTTACAGCCACAACAATTGTTGCTGGCAATATCACTGCGGCAAAACTTGGTAGTGGAGCCATTGACAACACATCATCAGTTACCACTGGCACTCTGCCCTACGGTAAAGGCGGCACACAATTAACTAGTTTTCCAGGTGCTAATCAAGCAATCTACAGTGACGGCGGCAATCTGAGTTTTACCAATCATGGTATTCAAGGACTCAGTGTGTTCACTGGCGGTGGTACATGGAACAGACCAAGCGGAGTCCGATATATCAGAGTACAGTGTCAAGCAGGCGCAGGCGGTGGATCAGGACATGGGGAAGGTGGTGGCGCTGGCGGCTATTCTGAAAGATTTTTAGATGTAACTGGTATCAGTTCAGTGGGTGTTACTATTGGTGGTGGTGGTGGTGGCACATATTATGCAAATGCAGGCGGTGATGGCGGAGCAAGCTCATTTGGGCCATATTGCTCGGCATCAGCTGGGCATGGCGCAAATAGACAGAATCAACACTCGGGCGGAGTTAGTGGCGTTGGATCTGGCGGCGCTTTGAATTTGCACATGGGCGGTGGTCTAAGTCACCATGCTTATTCAGCACAAAGTTGTGCTGATACATATTTTGGTGGTGGCGCACCGAGCAGCCACCCACAAGGCGGTCATTTTGCACATGTGCATCAAGGCCATACTGCTCCGGGAACAGGTGGCGCAGGCGCTCACTTTCACGGACACAGAGGATCAGATGGCAGGCCCGGTATTGTTATTGTTACTAATTACTATTAATAGAGGCATATATGGCATTTGATTATCAAACACTTAAAAATTTAGTTTCATCGTCGTTTGTTGCAAACACAATTTCTGGCTCAGACATTGGTTCACAGCAGGTTACAACAAACAAATTTGCAGGTACAACACTGACTGCAAACGAATTTGGCACTGGCTCTGTAGATTTAACGTCAGGCACAGTTACTGGAGTGACCCCGGTTGCTAAAGGCGGTACCGGTATTAGTGGAGTAGGCTCAGCTTATCAGATTCTAGCAACCAATAGTGCTAACAACGCACTAAACTTTGTACCATCGGGCATATATAGAATGCAGGTATTTACTGGATCGGGCACTTGGAATAGAGCCGCCAACGTGCGCTACATTCACATTCAACTACAAGCTGGTGGTGGCGGTGCAAGTGGGCATGGCGAGTCAGGCGCAGCCGGCGGTTATACTGAGCGTGTGCTTGAAGTGATGCAAAGCGGTATCAATTCAGTGGGTGTTACCATAGGCGGTGGTGGTGGCGGCACATATTATTCAAGTGCAGGCGATAATGGTGGCGCTAGTTCATTTGGACCCTATTGCTCGGCATCAGCAGGGCATGGCGCAAATAGACAGAATCAACACAACGGTGGTGTTAGTGGTACCGGATCAGGCGGAGATGTCAATTTGTATCAAGGATCAGGTGGCGGACACGAGCAACGCTCTTCGGGCATGGGCGGAAGCACATTCTTCGGCGGGCCAGCACCAGCTGGGCACCCACAAGGCGGACACTTTAGTCACATTCACCAAGGCCATTCAGCACCGGGCACAGGCGGCACCAGCGGATATTTCTCTGGGCATAGGGGTTCAGATGGAAGACCAGGAATTTGTGTGATTACGGAATATTATTAAAAGGTAAATTATGGCGTTTGACTATCAAACATTAAAAAACATCAACAGTGCCGCAATTACTGACGGTACGTTAGTGACCTCTAATATTGCAAATAATACCATTTCATCAGGCAACATTGCTGATGGCAACGTGACTGCGGCAAAAATTAGCAACAGTGCAATCAATTACAATTCAGCCATTGTAACCAATACCATGGCAATTGCCAAGGGTGGTACTGCACTTACTGGCGTAGGACCCGCCAACACTGCACTAAGAACCAACAGCAGTGCCAACGGTTACGAGTATGCGTCGCTTGGGTTTCAAAGTATGCAGGTATTTACTGGTGGCGGTACATGGAACAGACCAGCTGGTGTTAGATTCATCAAGGTCAAATGTCAAGCTGGTGGCGGTGGCGCAAGCGGGCACGGAGAATCAGGTGCAGCCGGCGGATACAGTGAACGTGTATTGGATGTAACTGGTATCGGTTCAGTGAGTGTTACCATTGGTGGCGGAGGTGGTGGTACTTATTATTCAGGCGCAGGCGGTGATGGCGGAGCAAGCTCATTTGGGCCATATTGCTCGGCATCAGCAGGGCATGGCGCAAATAGACAAAATCAACACTCGGGCGGCGTCAGTGGTAACGGGTCCGGTGGTGATTTAAACATCCACACTGGTGGTGGTGGCGCACATCACCACTCATTTGGTCCCGGCGGTACAAGCCACTTTGGCGGGCCGGCACCAAGCGGGCACCCACAGGGTGGACACTTTAGTCACAATCATCAAGGTCATGCTGCCCCAGGTTCTGGAGGCACAGGCGGATATTTCACCGGGCATAGGGGTTCAGATGGAAGACCGGGAATTATAGTCATCGAGGAGTATAAATAACATTATGAAAAAAGCACTAGTAACATATCAGGGTTATGTCCAGGACATTAGAGATCCAGGCGAGCATTTTGAGATCTATGAAGGTCCGGATGCAACATTTACATGGGTAGACGCACCAGATAACATTCAAAAAGAATGGACACTGGAATGGAGTCCCAGCCGTCAAGAGATGATATGGGTAGAACGCGAAGGCGCATTTACCAGTAACGAAGTTGCTCGAAAAGTTGCATACGGCGAAATAGGTGCCCAATTGGGCCAGATATTTGACGACATCAAAGAGCACGGTGTGTTAAGTGCTGAAACAAGTGTATGGTTTGCTCACATTCAAAACGTCAAAAATCTAATTGACAAACCAGTTTACGAAGAACCGATCACAATGGAAGAAATGATGATTCGTGCGTCCACCATGGAACCGCATGTTGATAATCAACATCAAATATCTACTCCTGAATTGCCAGCATGGAAACGTTATCCAGGATGGAAAGGATTCGGACAATAATATCTAGTATATTATATACAAAGGCGCTTCGAGCGCCTTTTTTAACGGCTGTAAATCTTTGCAGTTATAAATACTCGGCAATAGCAAAGGATGAATTATGCAGATAAAAACAGTAATGATTGTTGGTGGCGGTAGTTCTGGCTGGATGACGGCAGCCGCACTATCAAAACTATGCCCCCATTTAAAAGTATCACTGGTAGAATCTAAAAAGATTGGTACTATCGGAGTTGGTGAAAGTACACTTGGCCACATCAATAAATTTTTTGGTATGCTGGGATTGAAGGATGAAGACTGGATGGCAGAATGTAATGCCACTTACAAAAATTCTATTCGCTTTACCAACTTTAGAGAAAACGACGGCACTCATTTTGAATATCCGTTCAGTGCAGGACTGGACTTTACTGACAAGCCTGCAGGTACCAGTGCATGGTCAGAGTTGGCAACTTTATATCCTGAAGAATATACCCCCGAGACTTTTGCAGAATTTTATTGTACTGGTAACACAATGCTAGCCACGTATAACAAACAAACCCGCGATGAAAAAGGCATTTTGCGTAACTATGATTTTGCATGGGACACTGCATACCATCTTGATGCACAATTGCTAGGACAGTATTTGAAAAATAAAATTGCTATTCCGAATGGAGTTACACATATTGATGCAGAGATTCATTCTCATAAAAAAGATTATCTTGGCAATTTGACGGATATTTTGTGCGTTGACGGCACCATACTCCGTGCTGATTTGTTTATTGACTGTACTGGATTCAAATCAATGCTGTTGGAAGGATGGATGGGATCGGAATTCAGATCGTTTGACAAGTATTTGGCAAATGACAGTGCATGGGCTTGCCGTATTCCGTACGAAGATCGAGAAAAAGAAATGCACAATATCACCGACTGCCATGCACTTGGTAATGGATGGGTATGGAACATTCCCTTGTGGAATCGCATAGGAACAGGCTATTGCTATTCATCCAAGTTTACCACAGACGAAGAAGCCAAGCGTGAGTTCCGAAATCACTTGGCAACCACCGGATCAAAAGAACGTGCAGAAAATGCAGAAATGATGCATGTCAAAATCAAACACGGCCGTAGACGTCGTGCATGGGTACAGAATGTAGTGGGTGTTGGACTGAGTTATGGATTTGTTGAACCACTTGAGTCAACTGGATTGCTGACTACACATGAAAATATTATCAAACTTGTGGAACAGTTGAATCGCCGCCAGGGATACATAACTCGTACAGAAATTGAAGGCTTTAACTTTTCTGTTGAGAACGAAGTACTACGTTTTAGAGATTTCGTTAGCCAACACTATGCACTTTCTCAGAGAACTGATACACCATATTGGCGCTGGTGTACCCAGTTGCATGAGTATTGCCCAGACCAGATGGGCGACTACATGTTGACCCAGGCACAGTATCCTAACTTGATGGCTAACATTGTTGGTAATCAACGCTATTTTGGTGATTATGTGGGCAACATGTTTATCGCCGCCGGCATGGGCGTTAAGTCTATCTCAACCAAAGAACTAATCTTTTTTAATGGTGCTAGACAAGCTAAAACACTCAAGCAAGAAGAAATTGGATACACCAAACGTCGATTTGAAGAATATAGAGATTATGTAATCGATCATGTGAAATCATTGCCAAGTCATTATGAATTCTTAAAGAAAGAAATCTATGGCGGGAAAGATGACCACACTGTGTAAAACTCTATTTGGGTGGATGCGTAAAGAATCAAAACCTTTTATTCGCTTTTACTCTCTAGAGCCTGGGACCGCAACTTTATTTCCCATTGTAAAATCAGCATCTATCGATCGTAATTTTTTATCAAATACTCAACCGGGTGATCAACCAGAAACACTATCTTCAAAAAACTGCCCCGGCATTAAGAAGATTGTGTCAAGCGGTTGGATAGTGCCCGCTCCAGCAGACTTTACAATCAACACCAACGGTGACGGGATTAGTTTTGATTGGGCGCAACCATATCGATTCAGTAAAATTACTCCCGGCATGGAAGCATATGTTAACAGTCATACTCGTAGTCAAACGGAGCCATTGCTGGATGATGAATCGACCATATTGAAAACTGTGGTAAAAGTTGAAACTCCTTGGCGAATTGAAGCAAGTGACGACATAGTGCTTTTACTAATGCCAGTGACATACAACAACGAAAGTAGATTCTCGGCAGCTACTGGAATATTAGATCCTAAATACGGACATGTTGTCAACATACAATTGTTTTGGAAAGTGTTAAATGGAGCAACTACCATAAAAGCAGGAACTCCGTTGTGTCAAATTGTTCCAATTTCAAGAAAATCATTGTCCATATCGCATTATGATGTTACAATAGATACAGCTAATGATAATGATGCTAAAAAGGAACACGAATTTAATTATGCATCAAACTGTGCATTTTTAGCAAATGACTCGCTGTCTTCAAGACTAAGCCGTGTGATAACTGTTTTAAATAAGTACAAGACTAAAGGATAACCTATGAACTACAAAGAACGACTTCAAACTACCATCGTAAAAATTACCGAGCAAAAAGAGGGTGCCAGCGCAGAACTTTCTAAATTGGAAGAAGAGTTTGCCAATGTGAAATTAAATCCATATGGTATCACTGCCATTGATTTTGCTAAACGTCAAGAACTCAGCACAGATGTTCTGAAAATGGAAGGGGTACTCATGGGGTTACAACTTGCACTAGAAACATTCGACGGAGATCAGCAAGGTGATCCAGCTTAAGAATGGTGGTTTATTTCTATTTCCTCCAGATGTTTGGAAATTCAAGTACGATTTTAATTTTGAAGAATTAAAACCAAAGATAGATCATTTGTTAAACGTTACTGAGAACAACTCGGAACTTGAATCAGGTGACGCTCTATCCACTGTTGCATTAGACGAAAGTATACAACCACATTCATGGGCGGAGTTGGCACATTTCCAAAACTGGTTAGGAGAGAAAATTGCTCTTATCCGTAGAGAAAATGCATTCAACTACACCCGTTCTGAAGTATCGAGATCGTGGGTCAATCGTCATGGATTTGGCGGAGAAACCGTTGAACACAATCATAATCAAACTATATTTGTGGTAACATGTTATCTTCAATTACCACCTGATTCGGGATTTATTGAATTCAAAGACCCGCTGGAATATCATAAAACTCTTTATCCCATAATTCCTGAAGAAAGTTCTTATCGGGCAGTACCTTGCGAAACCAATGATGTATTGATATTTCCTGGATATATGCGCCATAGAGTGCAACAAAATAAAAATAAAACTGACCAACGACTTGTTCTAACGCTTAATATCAAATGAGAAAATTTAAAGTTTGCTATCCCGATGCCAACAACGTTAATAAAGTTCTTAAACTCAAACCCATTGAGGACTTCAATGCCAAGTATATAAAACTTGACAATGATATTGGGTATTGGGTTTCTGATCACCCGTTTGTCAACAACGGTTTTGATATCTTTAGAGAATTAATAGCGTCATTTCCCATACAGAAAGACAATAATCATCCTGATAATATGGATCCTAATCCATTTGATACCATACATGTACCCGAATGGGTCAGTGGAAATATTGTCTCGGTAGTCGAAGAATTTTATCGCATGAGTAACACAAAAACTATATTTGTACCACAACTGCATGAATGGGGCAATGTTTATTTTAAAGAAAAAGCTCGCCCTATAACCTGTTGGCGAATTCCGCATATTGATTATATCCACGGCATGGTTGCAAATTTATGGTTCACAGATCATGATATTGTAGACAGTGGAACCAAATTGTATCGTTACACTGGCAAGATGTATAACGAAATCTACGACTTCCAGCAAGACACCAATCATCCAAGATACAAAGAATGGCAACAGTTGGCTGACAAGCCTATCCGTGCAGATGCTTGGTTCAATATCTCCGATGAAGAATTACAAACTTGGGGATTCGAATGTGTGGGCATTGCCCCAACCAAGGAAGGCACAATGACTTGGTACAAGGCAAATGTTTGCCACCTTGCATATATTTCTGAAAAGGTAGATTTTAGATGGAGTCATACCTTTGCATTTAGCCATGAAACACACCCCAACACCATAGGAGATTTGTTTAAATGAACTATGATTTATACTTTCCAACTCCTATATGGTGGGAAGATACCAATTTTGATACTGAAGACATGCTAAAATTATGCTATTCAGTAAAAGAACAAGATCCCATTGGAAGGAAATTAAGCAATGACGGTGGCTGGCAAAGTAAAGACTTCAGGCCTGGAAAATACCCTGCGTTAAAAGTCTTGGAAGATAGAATACTTGCACAAGCTGAACAATGTGTGCGAGATTTTGGATTTGACGAAAAGTCATGTTTTCCTGTTTTGGAGAATATATGGCTCAATGTCAACGGCAAGCACAATTCCAATATGGTTCACATGCATGATGCATCGTTCGTATCGGGAGTATTTTATCTAAAGGCCCGTCCAGGACAGGGCAAAATTACCATGTATAAAAACATGATGCAAGATTTTGCCACTATGTCGTTTGCAAATCTAGAAAAATTTACTCAGATCAGCGCATCGGCAATCAGCTATGATCCATATACTGGTAGATTGATCATGTTTCCAGGATGGTTACCTCACGGAGTATCTGCTAACCAATTAGACGAAGATCGAGTTTCACTTTCATTTAATGTAAAAATAATTAGGACCGACGATGAACGCTATAGGCCAACGATTAGTTAACGAGACCAATCTTCTATACGAAGATAAACCACATCATTTTAAAAACTTGTTACCAGGCGTAAAAGAAATGCTGACCTGGAACGATGTTGAAAAATGTGCCAACAACCCGGCTCTATATAATTTTGAAATGATCGGTAAAGATAATATCAAGATTGAAATTCCAATGCATAAAAAAGCATGGGTATTTTCTAAACCAGTGCAAGATAAGGCATTTATAGTGGATCATATCAACAGAGGCAACGGCTTTGTTATTATGGATTATGGGTTTTATAGTGAAAAAACCAATGAACTACTAAAAGTGCTTGAAACAATCTATGAGGTAAATGGTGCTATCCATGTGTACGGTGGACTTGCTGATGCAAAATCATTCTGGATACATGAGGATTATCCGTCTAATTTTATTTTCCAGGCAGAAGGTAAAACTCGATGGAAAGTGTACAACAACAGAATTTCCGCCATGTATAGAACTGGCACAATGAATCATAAATTGAAACATGAAGACCTCGACTTGGCATTTGATGTGGTACTTGAACCGGGCGATGCAATATACATACCATCCAGAGCATATCATGTTGCAGAGCCAATGGGACAACGATTGAGCATGAGTGTTCCGTGCTGGACTAGATTGCCCACAGATGATCCTCGCGAAATGAACGACAGAAACAATTATAGGATTAACTATGACAGAAATATTTAAACCAAGAGAGTATGTGAGTGGTGTGAATTTTGATTATCAGAAAGCCATGTATGCTTATCTAACTGATATCAAGTTTGACTGGCATTATATGGAAGATACTACCACTGAAAAAACCAATCTTCCCAAGTACTCTACTCCAGCATTTGGAAATTTACTGTACTATTCACAACATGAGTCCAACCCGCACTACGATTTTTTTAAACCACTGATTGAAGCATTGGAACAAACAGCTGGATTTAAGATCAAAACACTGCTGAGAGTGCGAGCCGGTATGTTGCTCAATACCAAATATGCACTACCTGGTATGAATTACAAATATAATACACCTCACATAGATTACGATATTGATCATTATACTGTGGTGTATTATGTTAACGAGTGTGACGGTGACACTGTGGTATTTCGTGAAATTGCACCTGCTGAAAAATATTATAGTCTGCATAAATGTACTCCGCATCAAGGAAAATTCTTGTTGTTTAACGGACGTCATTATCATGCAAGTACCTGCCCTAAAGTGTACACCAAGCGTATTGCAATCACTATCAATTTTACTGCTGATATAGATGGATAATTTGTTTTTAAATAAATTCATAAACACCAAAAACTTGAGTAGTTCGGAGTTTATTAAATCTCACGACATTAAGAATCGTTTCTTATATCCATACATGCCAACCATTGTAATTGATAATTTCTATAATGATCCTAATTTATGGAGAGAGTTTGCCCTAGATCAAAAGTTCTTCAAAGGTGATCGGGGTAACTGGCCCGGCTTAAGGACAGAATTGTTGCATAAACTACAATATGATTTATTTAAAATCACATTGAAAAAAATATTATTTGTTTTAAAAGATTACGGAATTACTCAAGTGGCCGAACTACAAACAGGATTCCAACTGATAGCTGAAGAGTATGGACGCGGCTGGGTACACGATGATGATCCGTCGTTTCAATATGCGGGTATCATATATCTAAGCAAAGATGCTCCAATTGGGTCTGGCACCACAATATATGAAGACTCTGCGGATTTTGACGGAGATGTATATAATAAAATGTTTGAAACAGATGTTAACAACGCCTCGGCAGAAGATCGAGAAATATATGCAAAATATAGAGCAGAACAAGTGTCAAAATTTAAAAAAAGTATAGTGGTAGAAAATGTTTACAATCGCTTTGTATTGTTTGATTCGAGGTGTTGGCACAGTGCTGATAATTTTTTTGGTAGCACATCAGACGATACTAGATTAACACAAGTATTTTTTATTAAACAATGAAAACGTTAAAGCAACCGATCAAAGTTATTGATAACTTTTTTGAAGCTCCTGATTTATGGCAACACTACGCCCTAAAGCAACAGTTTGCTCGAGACAACAACTCGACTTGGCCCGGAACTCGGACTACTACACTCGATCAATTAGATATGGAACTGTTTAATTCTGTTGCATCTACGCTCATTAGTCATACACACGGTAAACAGTTCTTTTCTCTCTTAAAGATAAACTTTGCATCCGTTGACAGCAGTTATAATATTGGATGGATGCACCAAGACGAGCCGCAGTACAATGTTGCTGGCGTCATATTCTTGAATAAACTTGCTCCTGCCAATACTGGATTATCGTTTTATACAAAGGTTGCAGATAATAATCAAGACTACAACAGTTTGTTCTTCGAAGAATTAAAAGCTAATCCGGCCGATCGATCGGTATTCGTTAAATTTAAAGAAGAACAACGTGAATTGTTCAAGCGGAACATGACTGTTGAAAATATTTTTAATAGATGTGTGATGTTTCCGCCGGAACAATTCCATGCGGCCGACGGATACTTTGGCAATACACTAGATGATTCTAGATTAACAATTAACTTTTTTGGAACTTCAATATGACATCGGCTTTTGGTCACTTTAGTAATTTTGGGTTTGTTAGAGATACGGTGCCACCGGAACTGCTCGATGAATTGCAAGCAGAAATTGATTCAATCGATTTAGCAGAACCAATAAAAGATAAACTGGCAGGCAATTTAGAGACTTCATACGTTCTTGAAAAATCAAGAACTAATTTAGAAAAATTTGTATTGGGATTGGCAAATGCATACTCTGTTGGGTTCGATGCAACACAGACTGGTAAAAATCTCACAGGGGATAATTTATCTTTAAGATTGTTTTGGGTAAATTTTCAAAGGAAACACGAGTTTAATCCTATACACATGCACGATGGTGATTTCAGCTTTGTGATATGGTTAAAAGTTCCGTATAAACTTGCCGATGAAGTGAATATGCCCCGGTCCAAAAATTCTAATATGCCTCGAGGCGGTATGTTTAGTTTTTTCTATACTAATATATTTGGTGAAATTCGAGAAGCTGAATTTCCTATAGACGAGTTATGGGAAGGGCAAATTTTGCTATTCCCAGCATGTTTACAACACATGGTATATCCATTTGCATCAACGGATGATGTACGTGTATCAATTTCAGGGAACATAAAAAGAAATGAATGACATTATAGAAGTTGACAATATTATCCCGCTTGATTATCAGAATCATTTGCTTGATACATTCACAGGCTGGGAATTTCCATGGGTCCTTAATAAGAATATGGTGTCAGGCGACGAGTGTTTTAAGAACATGTCAAACAATCCTCCGGGATTTAATCACTTCTTTTACGAAAAAAGTGCGCCAGTGAGCAATTTCTTTCAACTGGTGTACCCGCTAGTACTAAGCATAACCAGTCAAGCAAAGGTACCCTTTAACAGACTATACAGAATGCGAGCCAATCTAACGCTGGCAAATCAAAAAACAGAATCTGATATGTTGATGCCGCATATTGACAGTTTCCATCCGCACTGGAATGCAATTTACTATGTGAATGATAGCGACGGAGATACTATTATTTTTAACGAAACAAACGACGAGTTTGATCCAGGACAAAAAGACATAGACAAAATTAAAAATGGCGAGTTTACAATTAAACATAGAATTACTCCCAAGAAGGGTAAACTGATTGCTTTCCCAGGCAAATACTATCATACCGCAAGTTTTTGCAAGCAAGCCGATTATAGATGCCTGATCAATATCAACTTGGGAAACATATTTGTATGACCGATTACACATTGTATCAGTCGGAATTTATTGCCAACAATCAAGATTTAATATTTGAAGACATTAATCGCGCTCACAATTTGTTTAGAGAAGTATTTCCCAATCAAGACTCAACTTGGACTTATCACAAGTATAATATATTTGCGTTAACTGCACCGTCAACAGCATTTTATCAAATATACACAGAATTGAGAAACTTGGTTAGGTCACAGTTGGGCAATGACAGACCATTATGGTTTCAAGCATGGATCAATTATCATCAACAATCCGAATTGCTAAACTGGCACGGGCACGATTTTGATTACCACGGGTACATTGCAATTGACCCCAAGAATACCAAGACAGTATTTGAAGGGTATGAAATTGTAAACAAACCTGGACAGATTTATTTTGGGCCAGGCTGGAGAGAACATAAAGTTGAAGCAATCTCACCATTTCAGGGAGTCAGAACCACTATTGGGTTTGATATATTTACAACGCCGGATGACAACCATGTGTCCCACCCATACACTAACCTAAGTCTAATGCCATTACTATGAACCAAGATTACTATATTATCAAAAACGCAATCAGTAAAGAATTAGCTGAATTTATTGCACTTGAATTTAGCATGATGGAAACTACTTGTAAGCATTTATATCCCGATGCTGATTTATCAGACTTGTGCAAGGGCACATTTGCTCGTTATAGTCCTCTTATGATAGAAGCATTAGCAGTATCATTACAGCCCAAGATAGAGCAAACAGTTGGAATGAAATTATTTCCAACATACTCGTATGCACGTATCTACTATAGGGATACCGCTTTAAAACCTCACTTTGACCGTGCAAGTTCTGAAGTTACAGTTAGCGTATGCTTACAACAAAATACCAACTGGCCGTTGTATGTTAAAAATGCTGAAGGTGTTACCCATGCAATTAATTTGGAAGTAGGCGATGCTGGAATTTATTGTGGACGCAAGCACGAGCACTGGCGTGAACCGTTACAAGAAGACGGCCAGCATATTCAAGCATTCTTACAATATGTTAATGCTGAAGGTGACGATGCCTGGCTTAAATGGGAGGGCCGCCCCTGTTTAGGGTTACCTCCCCAGTATACCAGCCAGGCAGTTCAGTCAGAAGTGAGTCACATTAACAATGTTAAAAACTTAATGGATTCTCTAGGTAAATTGTAATCAAGCAGGCTTGCTGTTAAGAAATATAGCTCCATCTGGAACTTTGGATTCTTCAATCTTTAAAGGGCCAGCCACATGCCAACGTGGGCCGTCAACATCATTGAATATCACGCCTGCTTCATTGCGTGTGTTTGCATAACAATACTTTTCAATGGCATGTAATGCTGATGTGTTTGGGTTATCACCGTCTCTTAAAATTACTTTGTAAATGTTCATTTACTATCTCCTACGATAAGGGTATTTAGTTTGTTTTATCGAGCCATTCTTCAATGGTCCAAAATGGCTCGACCAGTACTTTGTACTTGTCTCTGTTAATATTTAGTATTTTTTCTCCAAACGGCAAGAAGTTTTCATTTGTTTTTGCTAAATTGGTGTGATCAAACACAGACAGCCCTTGCAATACCATGAGCCATGCACCAGCAGAGTACCCGTGACAATACGGTTCAGGACGGTCGTGGTGAAAATATCCTTTCCATGCTTCTAACTTTTCTTTTAAACTTGGTGGAATACGCAAGTTGTCATATGCATGACTTTTCCAAAAGTCAGTATCTCTGCGTTGCCCTCTATAATGCAATGCTAGAAAGTCTCTGATATCTTCGGTAATATGCCATATGCGATCGTTGAACCTTTTGACTGTTTCAGTGGGATAGTTTGTTTCGTAAGGGCTCCAATAGTCCTGTAAACAAAACAAACTTTCAACAATGACCGCGACTCCGTTAGCTTCGAGTGGTTCTAAAAAGCCACTACTGAGTCCTATAGCAATAGCATTATTTTTCCAAGCATTGCGCATCATGCCGGGAGTAAACTGAAAGTTAGCAATCGGTTCTATCTTTTTGTTGAAGCGTAGTTCGGCTTCCTGTACTGCTTGGTCAAGCGTTATGTGATCTGGATCGTAAATGTATCCGTTGCCGGATCTGTTGCGAATGTTGATGTTCCAACTCCATCCGTATTTCATAGCAGTGGCATTGGTGGTAACACACGGGCATGTTTTATCCCACCATGCTACCACTGCTCTGGATGGAAAATAACTGGTAGCATCAACGATTGGTTCTTTGAGAGTTTTACCCAACAGCAATCTTGCAAATCCTGAACAGTCAAAAAACCAGTCCCCTTCTGCAACACAACCATTGGTTAATGTTATACTGGTAATATCACCGTTGGGATCCTGTATGGCCTGCTGAAACTCGCCTTCTAGCAAAGTGATGCCCCGTTCCAGTCCTATTTTTTTAAGATAGGCCGCAGTGCTTCTACTTTCAAAATGCCACATGGGCACACACGGAATATCCGAGGTAGCTCCAAACGGTACTTTATTTTCTTTGATAAAATAGTTGGCATAGTAGGCATCTGCTATTGGAATATTGTTTGCCAATACAGTACGCATGTATCGATCTTTGGCGCTCTCGGCAGTCATCAAAGACATCAGCGTGCCTACAGTCAACTCGTCTCGATTTTCTGCAAAATAATCAGTCCAACCATTAAGATATGGCGCATAATCAGTTTGCAGAGCATGGATAAACTCTGTACCTACTCCATTCCAATCAGTGAACTTGCCACCTATCTTGGGTGTAGCATTGACCTGTCGAATAAAATCATTTATATCTATTCGCAAATGTTTTAATAATGTCACAAATGTAGTATTACCACTTTCGCCAGCAATGATTGGCGGCTGCTTGGGATTCTCAATAACAACAACTTCTACCTTGGGCCAATTACGTCTGACAAAAAGAGCAGTTAACCATCCTGCGGTACCGCCTCCTAACACAACAACTTTAGAATTTGTATACATGCGGGTTTCCTCTTTGTTTAATTATTTCTAGTGCTTGTCTATGTGGATAGAACGTGTCATTTTTATCACTTAGTTTGGTGGCTTTCATGAATTCATCGGTATCCTTTGAATGTGCTATCATGTGAGATTCATACTTATCTCTAATACTTGTATTATCAAACATGCCCAGACCATGCATAACTTGACCATAATTTAAATATGAAAACAGTATCATAGGATGATTAAACACATTAATGTTCGGGTAACCTTTCTTAAAATACTCTAAATACTTTGCATTAAATTCTGTAGGTACAATTTCTTTTTTGCACCAACGCCAGAATTCACTGTTATCACGTTTGGTAAAATAATGTAGTTGTATAAAGTCTACAATATTTTCTGAAATAATTCTCATATGATTATTATAACGCTCGGCAGTTAATTCTTCACCCCGTTCATAAAAAAACAAATCAGGCAATAGCATTTTTGCTTGCTGTATAGTGGTACCAATACTACTAGCTTCGAGGGGTTCAACAAATATCCCACTCAACCCAACCATGACGCAATTTTTAATCCAATAATTTTCTACATACCCAGCACTAAATTTAACTCGTTTACCAATTGTGAGTGATTTGTCAATGCCTAGGTTATTTTTATAATGTTGTGATACCTCATCATATGCTTGTGTTTCGTTTATAAACTCATCACTAAACACATATCCATTGCCGTAGCGTTCTTGAGTAGGAATACGCCATACCCATCCACTGCTTAGAGCAGTTGCTTCTGTATAGGGGGGTATAACTTCAGTATAATCTGTTGGAAATGCAATGGCACTGTTCAGAGGCAGTTGTTTGGAACAGTCGACCCATTTTGCGCCCAGCCTGCTGCCAATGATCCTTTTGAATCCGCTGGAGTCGATATAAAAGTCATAGGCATGGTGTACGCCAGTTACATCAATTAACTCTTTAACATAACCAGCCTCATCGAGGATCACATCCTCAACTTCAGTGTCTATGATTGATATTTTTCTTTCTTTACACACTCTGTGCAAGAAGTCATTAAGTTTGTTAGTATCAAAATGATACTGACTCAGGATGTCGTGTACTGGTTCACTGTGAAGACCGTGCTGAGATTTCTTCCAAGAAGTATCCAACGGATCCCAATCTTCACCAATCATACGCAACCATGTGAATGGAAGCCCGTGTACCTTTGATACTGAGCCGTATTGTTCTGACAGGCTGTGAAAGTAACTTTTATTGTCGCCATTCCAGTTGGTAAACTTGATACCTATTTTAAATGTGGCACCGGTTTCTTGAACCAAAGAAAAAATATCAATATCAACATGCCGCATGAACAGCCGCCAGTGTTCAGTTGATCCTTCACCCACTCCAATAATACCAATCTTCGAACTTTCAATCATGGTGATTTTGAGTTCTGGCCACGCTTTGCGTAGCATTAGGGCAGAAACTAATCCGCTGGTTCCGCCCCCTAATATGCAAACTGAGTTGATCATAGTGAGTATTCTATTCCTTTTAATCGTTGTTTAACAAGTGCAATAGCGTCCTTGTGTTTCATCCACCCATCTGTAGGCATGCTGTGCATTTGTTTAATGTTGTTTTCGCACCACGCTCTGTATCTTGGGCCGTATTGTTTGTTATATAATTCTTTGATCTTAGCGGTATCAAACATTCTCAAGCCGTGCATGACCTGTGCCCAGTTCAAACAATCGTAAATTCTAAACAATGACATGGTGCCATCCTCGGGCAACACTATTTGATTAATAAAGTTTGTTTTAAAATTTTCTATGTTGGCCTTGTTGAATTCAGTCGCCTTTATATCGTTATTACACCAGCGCCAAAACTCTGTATCCTGTCGTTGTGTAAAATAGTGTAACTGAATAAAATCCAGCACATTCCACATGACATCATCAAACACTCGATTGTACTCGTTGATTGTTGAAGTATCATTACGATCCCAGTTCCATAAACCTGCTACTAACAATCTTGACTGCTGAATAGTAGTTGAAATGCTACTAGCTTCAAGTGGTTCAACAAAATTACTGCTAAGGCCAATGCTAACGCAATTCTTAATCCAGGCCTTGTTTACCTTGCCCGATACAAAGTTGATCTTTCTACCAATATTAATTGTATTTTTAAAATGTGTTTGAATTTCTGCGATTGCTTGATCCTCAGTTATGAATTGATCGCTGAATACGTATCCATTACCAAACCGACCTTGAACAGGACTGCGCCAATGCCAGCCGCTGTCCATTGCTTTGGCTAATGTATATACTGGAATATCGTCTTGGTCGGTAGTTTGAAATGCTACAGCACTATTCATTGGCAAGTGTGCCGACCAATCAACCCATGTAGCTCCTAATTTAGATGCTATAACTCGTTTGAATCCGCTACTGTCAATAAAAAAATCTGCGTCATAATGTTGATTGTTAGAATCAACAATTGATTGAACAAAACCATCGTTATCTAATATGCAATCTATTACCTCGGCCTCGACAATAGATATGCTCCGTGCAACACATAATGTCTGCAAGTAGGCATTCAATTTTTCGCTGTCAAAGTGAAACTGATAATAATTAGTCAGCGGCTCCATAACCATATTATCTTCAAGAATCATTTTCCAGTGCATATCTTCAGCTTTTATGCCATCACCGATCATACGCATCATAGAGTGCGTTGCACCAGTGTGGGGGTCCTGATAAACAAAGTCCTCGGGCAAACTGTGATAATAACTAGTGCCATCACCGTGCCAATTTTCAAACTTAATACCAGTTTTAATGGTGGCTCCGCAATGCTCAATCATTTCTATAGCACTAATACCGACAGCATTGGCAAATCGTGTCCAATGCTCAGTTGAACCTTCACCAACCCCGATCGTACCAATCTTGCTGGACTTGACTAGTGTAATATCAAGGTGTGGAATAGACGCTTTGAGGTATAATGCGTTCATCAAACCAGCATTGCCGCCACCTAACACACAAATTGAGTTTATCATAATCAGTTCTTCTCGGAATTTTTTTGTAGTCTAATATATATCATTATACACGCAGATATTCTGCAGACCTGAGAGGAAATATGTCCGAAAAACAACTATGGCCTTTGTTTTCAAAGCCAATTTTTAAAACACACCTGGACGTATCCAATGTGGACTTGTCTAATATCAAATGGGCAAAAAATTATCAAAACTGGATCAGCAAATCTCAAAACGTGCTTGACGATCCTGCACTAACTGATTTTGCCAATCAGATTTCAGATAACCTGGTGGAATACTTTTACGGGATTATGAGTGCAAATCCCAATGTAAAGATGCATGTCACTGAAAGTTGGTTTAACAAAACAGAAAAAGGACAAAGCCATCACAGACATTGGCATCCCAACAGTATCCTATCAGGTGTGGTGTATCTCGATAGTGTGGGTGATAGTGGATGTATCAAATTTATTACAAGCCAATACGATGCAATTGAATACAATATGGTTGAATCTAATTTGTACAATTCACGCAGTTGGTCGGTGGTACCAGAAGCAGGTACTATGTTGATATTTCCCAGCAATGTTGAACATCTTGTTGAAGAATATACAGGTGATACACCACGACTAAGTTTGTCATTCAATACGTTTGTCAGCGGAGATATCAATGTGGATCCATTGACCCGTCTTAAACTTTAAATTTTATTCTTGGGGTACTTGTTTCTAAAATAGCGAAACAGGTCAGTAATGATTCTGATTTTGTTACCCACTGTGTCTGTTTTGGGGAATCGGCTGTGATTTGAAAATACATACGCATCTTCCACCTCACGATCAACATCATCTGCACTGTCAACTATAAATTCTACGTTGTTGCTGTTCAGTAACTCTCTACTGATTGGAACATACTGCACTAATGGCGTTCCTGCTTTGACAAGAACTTCACCTTCAGTGATATGCCAAAACAGTTGTACACTAACGGCATGCATATATCGTGGATCGACAATACCAATAGCGGCAGTAAATCGTTCTTCGTTGGTGTATGTTACTGGTATTTGAAGAAATACAATATCGTCACTGGCTTTGACACGCCATGGAGTTTCAACTTTGACTCCGCTGTGATGATACTGTTTTTCGCTGAGTGGACATTCGCGCGGAAGCAACGGCTCAACCTGCGGAGGACTATGCCAGCTGATATAATATTCAGTGCCGCCAAATGTGTATTTGTCGCTGTGCCGCTTGAATGAAAAAGGATGCTCCCAGGCTATATCTGTGGAACCCTTACCTGTTTTAATAATAAAATCAGCTGGCGCACAAATCACATAGCCCGCTCGATTAATTTGTTTTATTGCCGGACAATTTAGTACAGTTTGATTGCCTTGTTCAGGACGATTGCGATCAATATTACCTAACCCGTTCCAGTCACGTTCAACAAGTGTGTTTTTTATAACTGGATAAATGGTTGATACATTTTGATCCAGAGAATAAAATCTCACCCAGCTTTTTTTCTTTATAAACCAACCCAACATTAGATTAACTCCACTAAATCGAACACAGTTTGTAGTTTGGTGCGTATAGTTTTACTTGAAAAACTATTGCGCAAGCCTTGATGCAAGGGTTTTGGTGCACGATCCACAGTGCTCCATGCCCACCCTTGATGCTCATCACTGAGCTGGGGCACAAATTCAGTGTCTATCACACACAAATAGGTGTGGAAATTAAACACCTTGTCGTTGGACACAAATGTTTCCAATGGAATTGTTTTTATTATGTTGGGTACACTGCCAATTTCTTCGGCAATTTCTCGCTGTAGGCCTTGCCATGGTGTTTCACCAACAATGTTAGTGCCACCCACCAGTCCCCATGTGCCTTCATGCTTGCCGCTGGCCTTTTGTAATAACAAGAAACGTCGTGTGGATTTGGCGTAGAACAATGCTCCGCTACAAACTATCCTATCTGTTACAAAACTATTCTCCATGATCCAGCGTTGTACGTACCCTCAAAGCTCTTGTTCCATGAGATACCATTCCACATGTACTGAGCACTTGTATATGTATTTGTTTGCCACACCATGGTGTCGTGAAACTGACTGGAATTAAACACCACATTCCACTGGACTCCGTTCCATTCTACAATATCGTTTGTTTTTGCTATCAACGTGCCCCATACAGTGCTGTAATTTGTAGCGGCAGTGCCGGGAGTACCAGTCCATTGGGTGTTTTTAAGATTGTCGGCGGATCCAATATCTTCAATCAGCAGGAGCCTTAATCCTAAAATAACAGGTTGATCAGTTTGTTCAGTACCCGTTGGGCGCAATGGATCATAGGTTAGTGGATTTACGATAGCATCAAATGTTCCAGGACTGTTGGGACGATTGCTACCAACAGCGTTGTAGCCCGGCATATTATCCAACTTGCCTGAGCTGTCAATTCCGGTATTACTCACCAGCGTATCTGGGTTCCAATTGACACGCAATATACTGGTATCCATCGGATCAACGGCAACTGTTCCTATCACTTCTGTGTTGTTGTATTGTGTCAAATAGATACTGGTAGACCCTGCAACATATTTTCCAGGATAACTGTTAAAGATTTCAGTCCAATCAATTGGCGGAGTTAGTCTAGTGGGATTTGGATCCATGGTGGGTTCATTTGGCATTAATGAGCCAGCCGGACCTAATACAAGCACTGTATTTGCATACACTTCTATCCTATAGTCAGCTATAGTTGTAACATGCACATCAATAAAATTACCAAAGCTAACGGTAGAAGTTTCTGGGTCTGTCCCAAGGCCTTCAATGTATGTGCCGCTAGTGGCACTTGATCCGTACAAACTAGAAACAATTTTTGTAATGACTCCTAGATGTTTGACTTTGACTGGAGGATTGATCCATATAGGAGTTGATACTTTTAATGTGGCAATATCGTTGCCACTGTCGTTGCCCACGGGCACTGTGCGACTGCTCCAACTTATATCTAACAAATTAAGCACAGTAATACTGGTCCAGTCAATGTAGTTGTCATTGGTCTGTAATTCCAAACTGGGATTAAACAGCACCAGCATCTGCTCAAGAATTTGTAATTTTTGTTCAGTACTTGAGCTCCAGATATCCACTTTTAATTTGAGATCAAATGGCGTTGGCATCAGTCGTTCAATGGTATAATTCTTACCTTGTCCTTGGGTGTACGTGCCATTGGCAATGTCTCGTTCTCGTATGTGTACTTTGTCCACAAACGTTTGGTCAGCTAGGCGATCTCGATCCATGCTTAGACTTTCTACATAAACAGCAATGCGTGGAATACTGTTTACTTTGTTTTCACTGTTGCCGCGAATAATACTGGCCACCTGCCTATCTGGGTCGCCATACATGACTGGTATTCTATGTAAGCTACCGTCTCCGTATTTGACCACAAAGTTACTGAACACACGAATAACCTGTGTGATATATCGTCTTACTTGACCGTCGTAAAAAAATTGCATTAGAAATCTGCCCTAGGTTTAAGTACCTTACTGATACTTTGACGCTGTTCTTCTCTGTTGTTATAGAATGTCACAGTCCAAATTCCTGTAAATGGAATTACTTCTTGCGCACTATCGTCTAGCACACCACTTGGATTATCACTAGCGGCACCGCCACCGTCTTCTTTTTGCGTGTTAGTGGGTGGATAACTTTGTAGTGCTCCACCGCCGTCCACACTATCTGTGACAGGTACTAGTGGTAAATTGATTTGTATGCATGGTGTAACAACCCCATCCAAATTTGTATACTGGTAACTTGTAAATAGACCAACATGATCACTCAATGCATACGCCAGTGTGGTTGTTTGGTATTTTAATACCACATATGCACTGGTGGCAAATGTAAATGGCACA